CAATAGAAATACGCTAGAGATGAGAATCTTTAGAGGTAGTCTAAATCCGAGATTCGTAAAGTCCGCTGTCGACTTAGCGCATGCCAGCGTTGAGTACACTAGGGTTATGAGTGTCAAAGAAGTCATAGATGCTGGATTGTCTACGCTAAAGTTTAGACAATACATTGAGAGTAAGGCTAACTTGTACAAATCACTTAATGAAAGAATTGCAATACACTTAAATGATATACAAAGGATAGAAAGGAGGGAGCATGTGTTTATTGGTAGTATCGTCTCCGAATAGCACACCCAAGCGCAAGGACTTAGAGTGCGCTTCATGTAATAATCCACATGGCTTTGGCTATGCGGTAATTGCTGGTAATAAAATTATTACTGGTAGGGGTATGTCCTCTAAGAAAGTAATCAAAGAGTTCTTAGCGGTGCGTAAGCAATACCCAAGTAGTTATGCCATGTTTCATGCTAGGTTTGCTACGCATGGCGTAAAGAATGATGACAACTGCCATCCATTCAAAGTTGGTAGCAGTGAATTGACATACCTTGCACACAATGGTGTGCTTAGTGTAGACATACCCGCCAATGATATGCGTAGTGATACTCGTATCTTTGCTGAGGATATATTACCTTCTATGGGTGGTATTACAGCACTAGACAACACCAACCTTTATCGCATGATAGAGGGCTGGGCTAGTGGTAGTAAGATTGCAGTATTTACCTTAGACCCTAATGCCGAGTATGATTGCTATATCATCAACGAGGACTTAGGTCATTGGGACAATGCTGGCAACTGGTGGTCTAATGATACATACAAAGAAAATATATGGGCAAAATACTTCCAACAAAGCGACTCGCCATACGATTACTCAAACTGGGCAGAAGATGATGACTACGCCTGTATGATGTGTGGCGAGGCTATCAATTCTAACTACAATCCATATTACTGCCATGACTGTGGTGCATGTTTTGACTGCGGTATGGTAGTCAATGACAGTTGCCTGTGCTGGTCTCCCGAAAGAGACGAGTTGCAGAGCAACCAACACAAACGGAAAGCGGGGATATACGATGGACAGTATGACTTTGGCTTCTAAGGAAGAAGTCAACAACTACATGCCGTATTATACGGCAGAAGGGAAGTAATATGGCAAAGTTAAAAGTACATCATCCTGATGGCGAAGTCATAGCAGAGATATATGATTATGCTGCTGGGGCGTTACTGATGAGCCTATACGGAAATGGTTCTTACATTACTTACAAAGGTAAAGTATTATGGCTTGAAGGCAAAGATGGTGAAGGTGCTGAGAGTTATGATACGACAGCCATTACCATAGATGATAGATTGATAGCGATGTTGGTGGGAGTATCTAGTTGATTGATGATAGCGACAAAGAAGTAACTATTCATGAGATAATGAACAAGTACATGGTTTCATGTAGTGGTATCACATCTACTGGATGGACTAAACATATAATGCTAAATGATGGAGTAAACCAATACTCAGGCAAGTTGCAATGGGACTCCACCATGGGGTATGATTGGTACTCAGATGGGGGCAATATGCCACCTGAAGCGTATCGACCTGAATTCGAATACGTATTAGACTGTATAACAGAAGGAGATAAATAATGGAGCAACTTAAAGAAGGTGTAGTGTGGGAAGCACAGATTAAACGCACTGATTTAGGTAATAAAAGTGATGAGGAAATTAACCAAATGATTGTAGAGTTAAACCTTGCACTTCAAGCAATTTGCTGGGCACATGGATTGCACAACTAAATGATAGAGCGTAACAGATTACTTAAAAATTCTAAAAGTGTATTCACTTATTTACAGGGTGATTTAGAGTTGGATATAAGTAATGGGCTGTGCGTTAATCATAAAGACCCCGATTTATGGTTTGCTGGAGAGGCAGAAAAAATTGAGGGTGAGGTATGGACTAACAGCAAAGACCAAAAACGCAGATTCCAACTAGAAGTAGATAAGGCTGCCTCTGCGTTAGCAGTATGTAGAAATTGTCCTGCCAAAGATAACTGTCTGCAACTAGGCTTACGTGGATTACCGCAGATAACTTATGGTATATACGGAGGTACTTTACCTGCAGAAAGAATGGCTATGATGGGCAAGTTGAATAAGAATGGTTATACAAGAATGAAGGTCAACTTTGCTCGACGTGTCAGAAAAACCATGAAAGAAAGGGGAATATAATGGAAGTCAAACAGTACAAGATAACTATTGATACACGTGCTACACTTGTGTATTACGTATCAGAGTATGACGTGGACAGTGCCATTGGCGCGGCTATGGAAGCCCCATTTAAAGAATGGGAGGTATCCGATTTTGAAAATCCAATGGATGATAATATAACTATAGACGTAGGACGGAGTTACTGATATGAGAAGATTGTTGCTGTTGTTGTTTATATTTATATTTTCTCTATTTGGAATTACTAAAGTAGAGACATTGAAACAGCCACATGTGTGGAGCGTTGCTGATAGCAAAGCCTATGCTAGAGATTCATTACTAGCATGGCACCATAATCAATGGCTGTGTTTAGATAAATTATGGACCAAAGAATCTAATTGGAGACATGAAGCATATAACAAACAACCTGTATATCAAAAAGGTGAAAAGTTGCATGCTGGCGGCATTCCACAGATTCTAGGTCTTTCGCCCGACACAAACCCTGTCGAGCAAATTGATAGAGGATTGGACTATATAATCTATCGTTATGGAACACCATGCCAAGCATGGAAATTCTGGCAAAAAAATAACTGGTACTAACAAAGGAGAAATATGCCAACGTACAAAATAGAAACCACAGTAAAATTAAGGGGAGTGGGAGAATTTGATGCTAATACAAAAGAGGAGGCTATTGAAATGTATAGACAAGAGTATCTAAAAGTAGATTATTCTAAAAACTTATTAGGTTGGTTGTCATCTGGCTGGAATCCAAAAGTAAAAGAATTAAAGGAAAAATAATTCCAACTTACGAGTTTAAATGTGCTACTTGTGGAAATACGAGAGAGCAATTTATATATCACAAAGACTATGAGACATACATAGTTAGATGCCCAACATTGGGCTGCAATTTACCAATGGAACGTGTGTATTCAGTGCCAGCGATTAAATTCAAAGGTCCTGGATTTTATTCGACAGGAGGATAATGAAACAATCTGATTGGGATTTAGATTTGCGTGATGGGGAAGCAGGAGAAAGTAAACTTGCCGACTTATTACGCATGGATACAATAGAAGTTAAGACAGACAGACGCTGGAAAGATACAGGCAACTTGTTTATTGAGGAGTCCTGTTTCTATCAAGGTAGTGGCATGTGGGAGCCGTCAGGATTATCAGTAAGCAAGGCTACCCATTGGGCATTCATAATCGAAGGTAATGTAATTATAGTTCCTAAAGAACATCTAATGAACGTAGTTATGGATTATGGTAGACCTATAGAAAATAAACAGCCACCAAATCAATCTAAGGGGCATTTGATTACCCCTGAACAATTAATTAATTATGTCAGAATAAAAAATAATGAATTTGATGAGGCTGGTGAAGCATATAAACGACAACAAGAGCAAGGGCTATCTGTTTGAAAGAATTAATTCAAGTAACTTTCATCGGTATTTTCATCCCACTCGTTGCTTTCGGATTCGCTGTCGGTTTCTTCAACTTCATTTGGTACGTCAGTTTCTACCTTTCGAAAATCTTTATCTAACCAAGGTCGGAATCCACCGATTCTAGTTATTAGTTTTTTGACAGCACGATTATGACGCATACGTACAGCATCTGCACTGGTCATATTTAATTCAGTAGCAATATCGCTGTAATCTAACGATAAAGCGTATCTATAAAACAGCACAGTCCTATCTTCTTTGCTAAGTTTATTATACGCTTTATCTATTTCAATCATCATGACCATTAAGTTACCGCCTTCGGCAGGAGCAGGTGGTTTTGTATGTCCAACAAGATTTAATTTATGTGATACTGTAAATTCTCCACGAAGAACACAAGGTAACAACGCTTCAACAATATCAGACTCATAAAAGAATATATCAGAAGTTTCAAATCCTACAGATTTTGCTTTCCATTCTAAACAATAATCTAATGCTTGATTACGAAGTGAACGGTATATAAGATTTTTTGCATCTTTTTCACCCAAAGATTCCCAATCGTTTAATTTATTTGGGTGTTCTACAAACCATTGATACAGTGATTGTTTTATATCTTCTAATTCAATCATTGAGTATTTTTTATGGTACTCTGATGCAACGGCAACTACAATGTAATCCCATTTCTCAATGCGTTGCCAATCCATTTATTTCCAAACCTTTTTTTCGAATACAAAAGTTCCATCGTAATTAACTGGGACCAAATGAGGCACAACTTTATTTCCATCAATATAAAGAACACCAAATCCTTTGTGCCAAGTAAATAATCCACCTCGTATGTATTTAGCATATTTAAAATCCATTAAACAACCAACTTCCATACCCCAAATAGTTTTAGGGTGCCCACCAAAATATGATTGTGTGTAATGTGTTAAACCCATACGATGGGTATGTCCACAGACAACTGACATGCCTGCACGTTTTGCAAGTCCAAGCGCAGTAGCACCAGCGGTAGGTTGCACGTTACCCTCATCACCATGTAAAAGCAGCCAATTTGGGGCTAATTCATAGGGTTTTTCGTGGTATGTAATACCTAAATCATCAAGTTTTAAAAAGTTTTTTAATTCTAATTCAGGCAAACCTGCAAGTCCGGGTGCTCTCATTTTTATAGTATTAAATAATCTATCTGTATGATTACTGCGAATCATATGTTTTATTTTTAGTGATTCTAAAACACGATAAGTTTCATCTCTATCTTTACCAATAGATTTTTCATGTTCTAAATCTGTACCTTTACTCCAGCGAGAGATAGTTTGCATATCCATTTCATCTCCAACCGAAATAACTTCGTCAGGTTTAAATTTTTTAATAAAGTTTGCTAGTGCAGCAATAGCCTTTCTATCATGATAAGGCACTTGTAAATCTGACACGCACACTATTACTTTCATTTTTTCTTGGCTCGTCTCTTATTCTCTAATGCCACATTTTTCTTTTTAGAAAGCACACGAAGGTTTGATATTTTATCATTACCTTTGCGCCCTTTATTATCTTTATGGTCTACTTCTTGATTACGTTTTAACTTTTTGCCTGTTGCTTTTTTGTAATCAAGTCTTGCTTTGTTTGTAGACGTAGTTTCGGTAGTTCCATTTTTTTTCTTGCGTTTGATAACGTAAATTGGACGACCACCATTTTGTTTACTTCCTTTGTATGGTCCAAAGATTTTCACTTGTCTCCTATCTTAGTAATGCTGCTATCAAAGCCAGCAAAGCCGTTAGTTGTAGTTGAAATGCTAACATTATCTCTATCATTTATCCCATTGTCCTCTCAGTACTAGCAATCCTATGATTGCATAGTTTGCCATGTCCTTGAAAGAATCTTCAATAGATTCATGCTCAGGATTTTTACCACTATCAACTAGGTTATTTATACGTGCTAACTTGTCATGCATACGAACCCTCAACCCATTGATAGCACCACCTGGTGAATCAGATATGTTTTTTGGTCCGTAATCTTTATGTTTAGACAAAAGTAAATCTATTAATTCTTGAAATGTTCGCGCTACTGATGATTCAAATGAATTAATTTCAGTTGGTGTCATCGTCGCCTTCTTTGTATTTTTCAAAAAAATCTTCAATTTCATAATCAAATGTACTCATTTCCTCGTTAACAATTAAGTCCTCAATAAACTTTTTCATTTTTCTAGGATTAGTTTCTGCAGCGTACAAAGTTGCATACGTATGTTGTACAATTTCTTTTATTTTTTGATTTTTACCAGCATTTAAAAAAATAGTTTTTAACAAGGAACCAATCATTAATTGATAGCCACCGGGAAGTATTAATCTTGGGTCAAACGGAGGTTCGTTTTGGTCATCTATCATGTGGTCTATTGCTTCAAAGACATTATCAAAGTGCTGACCACAAATTTTACATGATGGTATATTTTTATAATTCATTAATGCCCATTTTTTCTTTAATATATTTGGCTCCATGTTTTATGTAAGTGCTATTGACATCTTCGCCATCCTCCATAGCAACAACAGTGACTGGTAATTCTCTTGATAATGACGTTGCAAATTCTTTTCCTGGCTGGTCTCCATCCGCAAAAACGAAGATTCTTTCAAAATCTGCAAGTAATCTTGTATAATGTTTTTTCCATGAGTTTGCTCCAGGAACGCCAACACAGGGGATTCCAACCATATTAGAAAGGGTAAGTGTATCGATTTCGCCTTCACATACTCCAATGTAATCACCTGCCTTTTCTATATCTAACACGTTATATAATTTAGTTTCTGCACCTGTCATGCCCATGTACTTAGGCTCAACAGCAGGATTAAGAGAACGAAAACGCAAATCGACAACACCAGTCTTGGTAATATACGGTATTGATAATCGTCCTTGGAATGCTTCATGTCCAACATCAGGCTCCACGACTACGCCTAATCGAACCAGCCGTGCTGCTTCCCTTGTTATACCCCTGCTTGCTAGGTAACTTTCTGCCTGATGAATATTTGTTGCGTACTTGTGAGACGCTGCTTCCAATAATTCCCTCTGCGAATGATTTTGCTTCACGTATGTCCACCCCCTCTTTCTTTGCTATAATTTGTAAACTATTACCCTGCATACCACATGCAAGACAATTAAATATATTTTTTTCTGAATTAAACGCTGCTGACCTATGGGTATCATTGTGAAATGGACATTTAACATTTACTTGTCCTTTAGTTTTAATTACATGAGCACCATAATGCTTAAGAACATCAACTATATCTGGCAAATCATCAGTCAAATACATCGCCCAACCTTAATACTAAATAAGAATCTTCTATAGATTTTCCTCTGGCTTTGATAACCACCGCTGGTAAGACGGATGTTCTTTTAATTCCTCTTGCCTTTGAATAATTTGTTGCTTCAACTTGAGCCTCTTTGGTCCAACCAGATAAGTCAATGCGACCTGATTTACCTGGAGCCTTGGCTTCGATGACTCCAATGTGTCCGAGGAACTCTGACCTGACGACGACATCTCCCTCATCTCTTGCACCTGTTCTAGCAAGTCTTTCACTATCATGTCCAATTCGTCTAAAATAATCTCGTAGGTCTGTTTCAAAAGTTGCTCCTCTAGCCTTATGGCTTTTTCTGGTGGTCATGAATTTTCTGGAATATCCTCTACATACATATACTCTGGATTAAATGCTAACCAAGTTAATAGCGTTCCACCAGCATCCGCTCTACCGTATCTATTTTTGACTGATGCCACGCCAAGCGATGTGCCCACCGTACCAAGCGTACATATAAGAGCAGGTAGTTGAGATACTTTACCTTGTATTGCACTTCTTGGTTGGCAAGGATTGCCAAGTACTGCCTCAGACGTGTGATGTAAAATAACAATTGCAGAGTTAGTTGCCCTTGCAAGATATTTCAACTCCTTCATAATTGCCCTCATAGAAGCAAACTCTTCACCACCATCTGTGGCTACATCCATTAAATTATCTAATACAATTAAAGTTGGAGGACAACCCCACAACTCTTCAAACGCTTCAACCTCTTCAGCAATATCTTGTAAAGTTGGAGACGATTCGAAGCACCAAATAATATGATTTCCTTTTTGGAGAACTGCTTTAGTCCAACCAACATCAGTATTAAGTTTCCGTTCAACATCTGTTTGATTTTTACCAGATATCATTGACGCTAGGCGCATAGCCATAGTGTGAGCATTGGTATCAGCGGAGATGTAAAGAGTCGGAACATTTGTCTTTAATGCTAATGCTAATGCAAGAGTAGACTTTCCAACCCCAGGAGCACCAGCAAACATAGAAACTTCTGAACGACGTATAATAATTTTTGATGCTTCGAATGCTTTAAAACAACTAGGTAGGGGTTCGCCCCCGATAGATGTCCGACCAACCGACCTGACAAGTGTACGCATTATCCCCTACCTAGTCTAGCGATTAACTATGCCCAAATAATTGGAGCGTGTAGTTCTTTAGGAACTTTTTCTCCAGACCATTTTGGACCAGCAGCAGGGTCTGACCAGCACTTATATGCTTTCCCAGCCTGACTGACTCCTGATTTTAAAACCATAACACCTCTTTCGCAAGTTGGTGCACCTGGTTTATTATATACCCAAATATTTCCGTATCTATCTTTTACAGTTTCTTCAATGCCACCTGATACTGGATTTTCCTGGGTCATCATTGATGAAGATGATTGCCTTGTGTTTGTAGTGGAATTTAGCGTTGATAAAGGGGCAACGTTACTCGCTCCTACCACCAACTTACCTACAGCAGCAATTTGGGTAGAGTAGTCCCCAATGCCTTCCAACAATATACTTAATTCGTCAGCGGTATTAGCCCTGACATTTATCATATCTCCGTTAGGAGTTTTATATGATACTTGCAACTTCCAGTCTTCTGCCATTTATCCGTCCTTTTTTACTGAGAATTGACAATGAGCGGTAAGTCCGCACATGTACTGACAAGAGTTTGTG